AATATCTCTATCAGGATCAATGATTCCTAAGTTAACAACACAATCAAAATCATCTTCGGTTTGCGCTCTCAGTGCCGTTTTAACTTCAACGCCGCCAAAGGCATCTTTGCCTTCTTCTTCCATAATACTTACATCAATAGCTTTAATTAAACCGCCGTTATTACATGGTATTAAAGGCCCTGCAAACTTAACCTTAACGCCAAAGCTCAATGTATATATAATAGTTCTTCGTGAATCTTTAATACCACCTTGATACGAATCTTCATGATCAAGGGAGTTTAGGCTTATTGGAATATCTGTTATACTCTCAGGACCTTCTAAACCTTTTACTGAAAGCGTATATGAAGGGCTAAAGAATGGTAAAATTTGTTCAACGATTTGAAGAGCTTCGTCTTGAGATCTAGATAAAACATTTAAATCAATTGTCATGTTATAAGGTACTGCTTGAAATACATTAAAGCAATTTCCATCAGCGTCCTTTTGTATTGTTTGATTAAATTTTGTTAACTTAGTAGCAGCGTCATATGTAATATCAGCAATCTCAAATGACATTCTTGGTAATTTAATAGCAATAGATTCATCAAGGGTAGATTCATTTATTCTTGCCAAATATCTTTCTCTTGGCGCATAGGCTAAAGGAACTCGCTGAACGCTTGTTAACGCGCCATCAACTCGCTTACCAATATAGATATCATTAAATAATGAGCCAAACACACTAATGATCTTTCGAACATTGGCATGGTAAAAATAATCGTGTCCTAGCATAGTTTTTTATTTATTGGAAATTAAATGGTTCACCGAATGGATTGCTCTCTGAAAAGTCAATAAATTCTAAACCGTTAGCCGCATCAGCAAACGTTGCATTACCTGCCCAATGATCTGAATTAAATATATCAGAGTCGGAATCGTCAAGGCTTCTTAGTTCACTTATAATTAAAGAGCCCCCGCTTTCAGTACCTAAGAATGATGTGTTAGCCTCAATATTATGGAAATATCCGTCATCAAACGTTAAAGTGCCAACTCTCATTTCTTCAACAATTGGGTCACTATCTGGAACTATATTATATTCAAAGAACTCTGTATTACCAGTTATACCGCCGGGTGTAGTAAATGTTAATGTTTCTCCATCAATAAAATTTGGTTCTGTTTTGGAATCAATAACAAAAGTAAATCCTTGAGAAAGTTTTTCTTGTATGTCATCAATATCGTCAATGCCTGTATCAATTTCTTGTCCTTCATATTCAAACTTCTCGCATGTAAGAGTAAATAATGGTAAGTCTTGTAATTGATAAAATGGTTTTTTAGAATCAGAATAACGAATTTCAAAAATAGATTTATAAAGAGGCACATAAATTAAATCGCCCTCTCTTGGACGCACTGCATCATCAGCATAACCGTGACGCTGAATAAGTTGGTTCCATCGATACTTAGCGACGCGTAACGTCATTTCATCTCTAACTTCTAAACCAAACTTTTCATAAATTTTAGAATCTCCTTCAAAGCCCTCCATTTCCTCAACATACATTTCAACTTTGAATGCTTTATCAAAGGTTGAAACCACGTCTTCATTTAAAACAAAGTCCCTCTTAATAATCTTACGAGGAATATAATAAACGTCAATGCCATGAATCTGTATGGACTCTATAACAAGAGACTCATATAAGTTTTGTTCAGACTTAGCGCCGTTTTGAAAATATTTATTTAAAGCCATTGGTATTATATTTTAACCACAATAAAAATCAACGGGTGCTTCATATTGTAATTGCCATCTTTCTTTAAGTTCTTTTAAATCTGTTACAGCGTCATCATAAATTGGCCTCCCGTTTATTGTTACGCCGCCCGGTAGTTGCATTCCTTCAAATTTAATTAGATTTGCACCCCATTGTTTTTTAAGAAGTAGTGTTAATAATTCTTTTAAAGCCATATCATTATATACTTCAGGATATGAATTTGGATCTATTGTTTGGTAACATTCAACAAGAATAAAATTTCCAACGCCGGCATAACCTGTAATATCGCTATGTATTTTAATTGTATTTTTGTGGCGACTATATGAAACCTGTTGAGAATGACCATTTATAATATCATCAATTAATGAAAGGTTTTGTTTAGTCATTTCATAGTTTACTAATCCTCCGCCGTTTGATCCATTCAATCCAGCAACATCATTAAGGTGCATTTGATATTTAACACTAAACATTCCACCAAGACTTGATGAATTTAAACCTCTGATTCGAGTTACGCTTAATATTGAATCTGGTAATTGAATTTCCCTATTATCAATAGTATCTTGCGTTATCTCATGTTTAACAAAGGTTCTTACTACTGCATCTGAATGGTACTCCTGATAAAATTGAATAGCTTCATCAATGCGATCATCGATTTGATCTTCATCAAGGTTAATTTCAATGACAGGAGCGCCTAAAGCTCTTAAACAATATTCTGCTAATTGGTCTCTTGTTTCTGGTCTAGCCATACTATTATTTATATAAACTTATTATATATAAATTGTATGAATAATGAAATAGTATACATTAACAAAGGCGCTCGGGAATTATTTAAAAAACTCGGATGTGGAGACATAGATTATATCATGATCTATAAAAAAGAAGGCAATGATATTTACTTTTCTGCCGGAGATAAAGGAAAGTTTAAATCCGATCAAGAAGAAATAAACTTATTTGGCGTTTAAGAACAAACCGTATTTTAAAGCGATCAGTAATAGAATATACCCTTGCCCCAAAATAATAGTAGCAATAAATATCTTATGAACCTTCTTAGCTAATAATTTATTTTCTGCAGGTATAAAAGCTTTTATATGGCAATACGCAGCTAACAATGTCATCCCTTGTCTAAAAACAAGGTTAGGAAAAACACCAAAACTAATTAATGCATCAACAGGTTCTTGCATTTGTAAATAACCAGCTCCCCAATAAAAAGCCCAGTATGTATTATCAAGAATATTTCCAAGGAACCCAATAAAAATTCCGGTAAGAAACCATCTCATTTTTTCTGAAGAATCGCTGGCACCCTTCTTATTAGCATTCTTTGCAGGCTTAAAAGCTTTAAAGACAACAATGATACATAGGGCCAGCATCGGCAAAGTCCAAGCTATAGACTGTAATTGAGCAAAAGCTTTAAAGGTTTCGTAAGGCGTCATATATTTTATGCGTGTGGTGTTTAAAGCAGAAATAAATCCTAAATCTTTACTTTATATAATATATTTATAAAAATATATCTTTAAATAATAACGCTAATTAGCATTTCTCTTAAACTCACGATCGAGTAAAATATCAACCTTTGTTTCAATAGCCTTTACGTCTTCTTTAATTACGCTTACCTTTTCATGAATTGGAGCGGTTTCTGCTAATATTTGAAGTTGTAATCGTTCTTCTTTGATATGAAATACCTGATCTCTAGAATGTAGTTCATGAATCTCTGCCACTTCTTCTAATAATTTTTTAGTCCCAGAATGTGCTGGTAATTGATGGTGAGTACTTACATTATTTAAAAATATAATACCTGACCCAACAAAACCAGATAAAGCAATACATGCTAAAGTAACTGCCAACCACCCTTGAATCGTATTTGGTTTTTTAAATCGTATACCAGTGTCAGTCGCATGTAACTCTTTGATAGTTTCAGCAACGACAAGTTTCATTTCGCGCGTAAAGGCATCTTCGTCAACTTCTGTGTGTTTCATAACAAATGGGTATAATATAAAGGTTTGGTTTACTTATTATAAACTTATTTATAAAATAGTATTTTTAATTACCGATTGCTTGCCAACAGAATCCAACGCCGTTACTACCAGCGCCCTGAGAATTATCAATGCCGTCTGGCCGATCTATAGTAAAACCTTGACGGTTATATGAATCATATGACATAGTCGTACCACCGCCCCCTTGTTTTGTAATATGTATAGTAAACATATTATTTGGAAACTCTTCTTCAAAGATAAACGTTTGGGCGCCATCTATGTTACTCATAGCAGTTCCAAACTTCATAATTAAACCACCAGGTAGTTGTACATGGCCACTGCTGCCGATTAAGCTTGTGCTATAAGGAGCTCCAGGAGTTGGAATTCCGCTTAAAGTATTTGGAAATATGTCATCAGTTCCAATTGTTAATTTCTGGCCTTGCTTAATAACAGTATCTCCGGCTTGAGTTACTGTTAAATCAAGATCTGATGAAGTAAGTGACCCTTGGCCTCTAAATCCAATTCCAGAATTATCAGGTCCTTGATCAATAAATCCCCAATCGGCATCTCCATTACTACTGATAGCAATTCCGCCGTTGGTAATACTTAAAGTACTAACTGGTGCTACAGAATCAGGTCCAACCCTAACTAGGCCATCGCTTTGAATCTTTAAGCGTCTTGGTGATGGGGTCCCATCACCGGTATGGAATTCCAGTCCGTTATCCTCTTTAATAATGCGACAATCAAAATCTTCAGCACTTCCGGCCGTTTTAAAGTCGATGAACGGGTTGTCACCATCGGCTACTGACTCTATTAATTCAATACTTCCAGCGCTGCCATTAATAAGAACGCCACCATCGTCGGCATTTTGGCCCTGTGTGAAAAGGCCTTGTCCAACAACATGTAATTTTTCAAGAGGATCAATTGTTCCAATACCAACATTTCCATTTTGTATAACACGAAATTTAGGAATATCAGTTGTATCTGTGCTGTTCCAATCACCATCGGTATATATACTTACAGAGTCGTTGCTGCTTAATCGTAAATCATCCTTTTGTCCTAAATCTGTATTAGGGATTTCAGTGGTTCGAGTTGCGGTAATTAGTGCTAATGGCCAAGTGTTGCCAGACCCAGCCGCAGAATAATCTGATCCAAGGAAGAGGCTATCAGCAACATATAATTTACCATCTATTTGAGTATTACCAATTACTTGTAACGGGCTGTTTGGCGTTTCAGTTCCAATTCCAACGTTACCACTTCCAGTAACACATAAATCCAAGCCCTGGCTAGCATTAAAACCAGATCCTCTGAATCCAATACCTGAATTAGTAGTACCTTGGTCAATCATT